TATCGAGAACATCGCGGAGATAGAGCAGGTTTTGGTACGGAATGAGCCGCCGAAGTGCGCGGGTGTCCTGCTCCTGCCAGTCACCGGCAAAGGCCGCGCCCGTGGTCTGCACGAAGTCCTGCGTCAGTCCGAAGGTCGGGCCGAGCAGTGCGCCGGTCACGTTGCGGCTGGCATAGCGCGACATCTGCGGGCCACCGGTCAGGGCCGAGATGCCGACCTTGCCGCGCGTCACCTTCTCCATGATATTGTTGGCCTCGAAGAACCAGCCGGTCAGGCCGGAGCGGTCGAAGCCCTCGGCGATCCATTTTTCAGGATCGTCGGAGAGTTCCCGGTCAGCCTGGTATTCCTTCACCGCGTAAGTCAGCATCCCGAGCCCGACCATCATCATCGAGCCGCTGAGCGCCGCCATGTCGCGCTGCTGCAGGCCGCTGATGAGCGTGCGCTGCGTCGAGGCGACCGAGAAGGATTTGAACTGCCCGATGGTGCGGCCAAGGTCCGTGGACATCCAGAGCGGCTTGTCCTGCCCCGGTGTAACGATGATCTTGTCGACCTCCTTGACCAGCCCGGCCCGGAACGCCTTCACCGCGCCCGCGTCCGTCCATGCCTCGGTGTTCGCCATCTTCACGCCGCGGTCCTCCGCGCCATGTTCCGCAAACTGCCGGGCGATGCGCTTGGCCATACCCGCATCGATGCCCTGATGCGCCAGCTTGGCGATTTCCTTCTGGCTGATCGAGCCGTCGGCAACCGCCGCCGTGGCGTCCAGCATCCGCGACATGGTCACGATGCCGGAAAACTGCTTCATGGCCGCGTTCCACGGCGCCATCAGGGAGACCGTCCCGAAGCGGCTTTGCAGCGCCTGCAGGCCTCGTTCGAACTTGGTGCGCCGCCCGAAATCGTCCATCACGTCAGCGATGGACATGGTCCGGCTGTCGAGCACCATGTCGAGCGCAGTTCCGGCGAGCTTCACTTCGCGCGCCGCCAGCTTCATGCCTTGCAGGTTCGTGACCAGCGGGCGGATGCCGTCGCCGAAGACACGGGACAGTCCGTGCACCATCACAGGCCGGGCCGCGTCGGGGAAGGACGTGAGCGTCATCCCGCCGAGCAGGCGCTGAAAGTTCAGCGAGCGTGTTACCTGCAATGCCCGATGTACTAGACCGTCCGGATTGCTCGGCATGGCGTAGGTGTGGCGGATGCGGTCACGGACGCCGGAGATGTCGCGGATGTCGGCTTCGCGCTTGGCGTTCAGTTTCGCGCGGTCCTTCTCGGGTGCCGCATTGATGATCCGCCGCCATTCCGCATCCACTTCCTTGATGGCCTCGGTCATCGACACGTCGCCATTGAATGCCCTGGCGAGTTCCACGTCAGGGGCCATCGAGCGGACATACATGCGCGAGATCATCTCGATATCGGATTCGAGGAAATCTTCGATCAGTTCGTCGGGAATATCGAACGACCGGGTCTTGAGCGGGCCTTTCACATTCGGGCGCGACTTGCCGCCACGCGGGCGGATTTCCGAGAGGTCCACGTCATAGGGCATCCGGCCATCCGGCGTGCCGACGATGCGCGACCATATCTGTTCGGCAATGTCCTGCAGTTCCTCGTCGAGGGAGTCCGCATCGCGGGTGCGCAGCCAGTTCGCCGTGATCTGGATGAAGTCGGTCTTGCGGGTGGTCAGCGCCTGCTTGTTGTAGAGCCGCGTCAGGTAGGATGGCGCGGTGGTCACGTCGACGCCCTCGGGCAGCATCTTCAATTCGACGGCTGCATCTTTCAGCGGGTCGAACACTTCCTTGCGCAGCGCCTTGGCAGCCTGTGCAACATGCGGATTTGAATGCTCATCACCCCGGCGCATGGCTCGCCCGACTTCGATCTTGAAGTCATCGAAGGACATTGCATCCGTGCGGCTAAACACGTCGCCGATGGCGATACGCGCCCGGCCCTGCCGCTTGCCGCTGATCTGCTCGCGATAGGACACAAAGGCATCATCCAGCACCGTTAACCCCTTGGCAAGCGGCGCATCCCACATCTTGACGCGGGTCTCGACTGCGATGTCGGAGGCGATGCCTTCCTTGTTCTTGGCGACCATGACCGGCACTTCTGCGATGCGCTGGATTGCCCGCCGCGTGGTGACCGCCGCAGAGGTCAAACCGCGCATGATGGGGTCCTGAAAAGCTACAGCCTTTTCGACGCCGAGAGCGCTTGCCAGCCCCTCCTGCGCCTTGGTGGTGAAATTGTCGACCGCCGCCGCAGAGAGTGAGCCGCCCTCCGGGTTGCTGGTGCTGATTTCCACCTCATCGAGTTCCGGGACATGCACGCTGTTCGGCGTCATCGGGTCAGGTTCGCCCGGTGCCGGTACGGTCAAATCCTGTTCGACGCGGCCACCGAGTTCCTGCGCCCGGGCATTCACCGAGCCACGGCCCGCGATCTTGCCCGCAGCCGCACCGATCACGCCCGACAGGAACGTCGCACCAGCCACGTTGAAGGCGCTTTCCTCTACCGTCCGCGTCTCCTGCGTGGCATGCAGGGCCGTCTCTGCGATCACCGCACCGGTTGCCCCGGCCCGAGCCGTCGAGCCAGCCGCGCGGAGGATGGAGCCACCCGTCCTGTAGGCCCGCACAGCCGTGCCGCCAACGGGAACAAGGTTGATCGGATCTGCAATGCCCATCATCAGCCCGGCCATGAAACCGGACACGCCGGATTGCGCCAGCGTCTGCCGGTCTTCCATCTCGCGCCTGATCTGGCGGGTGATGCGCTGCGTGTCCTCCATGTTCTCGGCGAAGGCGTAGGACTTGGCGTATTCCTCCGGAATGTCCTCGGGCCGCTCGGCAATCGGGTCGAACGGGTCATCGAGGTCCGGCGCGGGGTTGAAGCCAGCATCACGGTTGAGCGCAGAGCCGACGGTGTTCTCCGTACGCCATGCAGCCCCGAGCGCGTCGAGGAAATCCGGATCGGCGGACTGCGGCGCGATGACCGCCTGCGTCGAGGTCCGGCCCTTGTCGTCAAGCCACGGCATCAGCGGTCGCCCTTTCTAGCCCGCGCCCGGCCTGTGGCATCAAGCGTAACGCCCGGCTCGTCAGGCTCGTCCGTGCCTGCCTGATATCGGTCAATCATGCTGCGCTGTTCGGCAGATACGCCCTTCACGTCGGCCTTGATCTCGCGGCGTGTGCGGTCGAGCGCCCGCGCTTCCGCCTCATGATCCACCGGGTCCGGCCTGTCGGGAGTTCTTGCCATCTGGCCGGGGCCACGGGTGCGGCGCGGTAGCGTCATGTCGCTGACCGTCTCGAACTCCACCCGTTCGCGGTCCACGTCCATACCCCATCGAGCCAACTTGCCATCTTCGCGGAGGGCGGGAACAAAAACACCGCTCTCGTTCTTCAGCCATATCGCATAAGTCGGTCGGCCATGCTGCGCGGTTTCGCGTGTGCGCTTATCGCTCATAAGCTGGTAATCGCCCTCGTGACCAAGCCCGCGTACGGCCTGTTCCAGGTCAGCCTCGATGCGGTCGGGAAGGTTCGGCAGGAACGACAGGGTTTCGGCATAAGCCTGTTCCGGCGGATAGGCGATCAGGCGGGAGCCGCCACCGACCTTCGTAACACCCCACTTGGCCCGCATCTTCTTGCCCGCCACCTCCTTCGCCACGTCCTTGTCGCCGGTACGCTCGAAGGTGGATTCGAAGTTGAAGGCGAAGTCGCTGACGATGGCTGCCCGGTCACGGCGACTGTTGAATTCCGGCGTGCTGAACCATGAGTCGTCAAACGCATCACGCGCCCAATCGGGGTAGTCCTTGGCGTATTTCTCGTCCTTGATCTCGGTCTTTGCGAGTTCGCGGACTTCCTTGTTCTTCGGGTGCAGCCGCTCGCGCATCAGGCGCACGGCCTCTTTCTGCGTCTCCCCGGCAGAGAGCGCCCGGTTGACCATCTCGGCACGTTCCAGCACCTCGTCCGGCAGGGTCTGCACTGCAATCGGCGAGGCTTCCGTCAGATCATGCACCATCTCGGCGGCACCAAGGACAGCCGCGTCGTTCATCTCGGACCGTAGCGAGCCCGTCAGGCGGTTTTTCAGTTCGGTCGGCACATAGGAGGTGCGCTTGACGTAATCCGTCACCTTGCCCGCCATTTCGGCAGGAGAAACGCCCTCCGCGATCCAGTCATTCATCATGCCCGCGAAATGCTCGTCAGCGGCCTTCCGGTCGTCGGTGTTCGACGGGTCCAGCACAGCCGTGCCGTCATAGAACCCGGCACCAAGGCGTCGGCGGGTCGCGGCTTCGTTCCGGTCGGCCTGCGCCTTGTCGGCGGCCATCGTCAGGCTTGTGCGCTGCGCCGCAGTGATATCGTCGGACTTGTAAGCCGCCTCGATGTCCGCATGTCCCGCATCGCCGCGCGAGACGGCAATCGACAGGTCGGAATGCTTCTTGGCCCGCTCGTCGGCCTCCTTCGCATCCGCCGCGTTGACCAGCGTGGACGCAAGGCTGATGGCCCGCGCCCGTCGTGCATTGTCGGGGATCAGGCTTGGATCGCTGGCGAGCCGGTCGAGGTAGTCCGTCGCCGCATCGCGCCCGCCGGTCTCGTAGGCTTCCAACGCACCATCAACCACCAGATCGGTTGCGGCCTTCTCGGCCAACTTCTCGACTTCGGCGTCGGCCCGGTCCTTGATCTTGATGCGCTGCGTCGGGTCAAGGTCCGGCAGGAACTCCGCATCTTCAAGCCCCTCGGCCAGTGCTGCGGGGTTGTCCTGCATCATCCGGGTTGCAACGGCGGTATCGGCTTCCGAGCGGAACGACTGCTTGGCCTTGGCTGCGGACTCTGCCGTGATGACGCCGGTCTCGACACGCCCGTCGATCGCCGCGAAATACTCGTCCTCTGCCGCGTCCTGCTCGTCGGCGGTTTCCGCCATCATGTAGGACTTGAGCGCGGCGTCTCCTTCCTCGACCAGCTGCGAGCGCGACACGTCCAGTTGAATCTCGCGGCTGCGAGCGCGAACACCCCGCTCACTGTCGGCGAAGATGGTTTCCAGCCGGGTTCCGAGAATATCCCGCTGATAGTCGGAAATCCCCTCGGTGTGGGTCTTCTGCCACTGGTCGCGGAACTCGGCAAAGTCGGCATCGAACTTGCCGTAGTCGGTGCGCTCGTTCAGGCCCTCGCGGAACTCGGCGAAGTCGGCCCGCGCCTTGATCGTGAGATGATCGGCCTCGCGGCGCTGCTCCTCGGCCTCGAACGCCTGCGCAGTGTCCACGACGGTCTTGCCGAAATTCGTGACCGCGTTCGCCATGTTGACGCCTGCGCGGATCGTCGGGCTTGCAACGCCGGTAACATCAACGCTCGGCAGGTTGACGCCGGAGGAGGCGTACTGCGGAATTCTCGGCATCAGTTACCGCCCCCGTATTTCTCAAGCCGCTTCTGGTTCTGGATGCCGGACAGGACCGTACTTGCGGTATTCGTCACCGTCGTGCCGATACCCGCATAGCCCGCGATGCTGTTGGCCGTGCCTTGTGCGGCGGTTACCTGGTTGACCAGCGCACCACCGGCCCGGACATTCGCGATATCCCTTTCAGCGTCACGCGCGGACTGTGCCAGCACCTCAAGGGGTGTGCCTTCCATCTTCACGCCGGACTTGGCGAATGCGACACGCTGCGCCGAACGGATGCGGTCAGCACGGCGGCGGATGTTGTCGACCTCGATGTCCGTGCGCTTCTGGTCCAGAGCCTGCTGTTTCTTGGTCGCGGCCTGCCCCTGCTTGATGCCCGCATACTGCAATCCGACGGATGCAGCAGTGCCAACGGCCATCGCCGTCCAGCCGACAATCGGATCACACATTCCTATTCCTCCGAAGTCGTCACATGCGGGATCAGGGCCATGACGTGGCCGCACAGCGGCTGGTCCTGAACGATGGTTACGCGGGCGTCTTCATCCCAGCCGCCATTGAAGGCGACCTGCTTGATGCCGTCGAACAGCGGCGGGGCCTGATCCATCGGGTCACCGGCCTTGCGGAACGGGATGGTGTCGAGGTCGCTGTTGTTGCGCCCGACCTTCAATCCGAGCGCGCGGCGGATGCGGACATCGACGCGATGGAACCGCTTGCGCTTGCCCTGCGACGTGCCGTTCTGCGAACCGGCCTCCGGACGCATCGAGCGGGCCTCGCAAGCATACGGCAGCCCTATCGAGCATTTCGCGACCTTGGCGCTGTTCGGCAGGGTAATCGAGCCGCTGGAAACCGTCTGGTTCGGGAACACCGCGCCGTCGCCGAGAATGGCAACTGTCTCGCCCTCAAGGTGATCCAGCCCGGAAATCGCGTTGATCTTCTCGCGAACCTCGCCGCCCTCGACATAGGCATCGTAGCCGGTGCCATCGATGTCGTTGCCGTCGCTGGTCAACTCGAAGGTGTCGGCAGTCTTGTTCGCGACCACGTAGTCGTTGCCATTCAGTTCGGTCATACCGACAACGCCGCTGATCCGAACCGTTGCACCATCGGACAGACCATGCGCCACTGCCGTGATGACGACAGGATCGGCCTGCGTTGCCCCGGTGATCGTGACGGGTGCGTCATAGCGCAGCCCGCAATCAACCTGGAATGCATCATCCGCCGAGGTCACGGTGTCGACCGGCTCGAATATCGGATCCAGTATTTCCACCGTCCGCAGCGTCGAGCCGTTGACCGTGCGCTTGACCAGCAACCAGAGTTCGTCGCGGGTCTCGGTCGAGATCGACGTGACGCTCTCCACCACGCCATAGGCCGTGTCGTTGTAGGAGCCGCCCGGCTGGTGCTGATGCCATGCGACGACATCCTGATCGCGCTCGTAGGTCATACCGATCAACTGCCCGTTATTGAGGCACATCCAGACGATGGAATCCGGGTCCTGCGTGTAGGTAATTTCCTTGATGCCGGTGTTCGTGATGTGTTCGGACAGGAGCGACAGGTCGGGTGCTACGAACCGGTCATTGTCGAAGGAATAGACGAACTCGCGAAGGCGGCGGGCATTCTTGCCGACAAACAGGGTCACAGCGCCTGTCTGGACCGGCTGGAGCGCCGTCGAGCCGTATGTGGTGTGTCGCTTACCCTTCACGCTGTTCGGCGTCAGGGCCTCGTCCACGCCCGCCCCCGCGAGGGTTCGGGTCGCGCCGGTCGTGCCGATCTGCAGTTGCTGGTCCTCGGCAATCCAGCGGATGGCGTTGACCTGCCCGGCGGAGATGGTGAATTCCAGCCCGTCGTCGTCGTTCGCGCCCGTGGTCAGGTTCTCGAAATCGCCGGTCTTGGAGAACCACAGCGTCTGCGGCTGCTCGGGCGTCGAACCCCATGCAAGCCGGTCTTCATAGAAGCCGACAACCCGCGGGTAATTGTTCGCGGCCCAATCGCTCGGTATGGCGGTGAAGGCGATTTCCTCGAACGACCACGAGGTATAGCCGATGCGCGACATCTTCATCGGCACATGGTCGGGATGCGCGAAATAGATGACATCCGCCGACTGCGTGTAATGGATCGCGGCCAGCTCGTCGTCATCGAAGGGCGAGCCGATCTCGACCGCGCCATCGTCGATGAAGGAGACATTGTCGAGCGTCGGCGAGCCGGAACCGAACCGGAACTGCACGTAGAAGGTCGTGTTGCCAGCGCCTGGCGTGAAGGCCCGGCAGTGATAACCCTTCGCGCAATCCTGATCCGCAAGGATTTCCTCGCCGCCGGACGTGGTGCCGACACGCAGCGAGAGGTAATCGCCGGAGGCAGTACCGCCCACGTCGAAGCGGATGACGACTTCTTCCTCGGGGTCGGTGACCGTGATGGTCTGCGTCAGCGTGTCGCCGGACGTGAAGTCGACCACTCCGGAATTCCACGCAGCGCCGGAGTTCGTCCAGCCGGAAAGGTCGCTGTCAAAGGTGCCGTTGGTAATGGCCGCATCGGTGTCTGCGGCAATGATCGTCCCGCCCGCCCGCATAAAGCGGAAATTCATCTCGCCCGCCACGATGACCACGCCGTCGTCATCGGAGAATTCAAACGGCAGCAGACGACCTAGCTTCGCGCTGTTCTTGACGGTGGCCGCGTATTTCGTACCCGGTCGGCAGGCAAGGCCACCATGCGGCAGCACGATCCAGTTGCGGCAGAGTTCCAGCCCGACATTGTACATCGCCAGATCGACGCGGGCATGCAGCCGGGGGCTGAGTTCGCCGCGTGCGAAACTGGCCTGTATCGGGACAGCCTTGACCATCAGCGGCGAGCCAGTTCCCAGGTAGACGGTTCCTGCTGATCCGCCGTGCCTTCAAGGCCGTCGATCATGCGGGCCTCGCCGATCTTGTCGAAATAGACCTGCCGCGCATCGGCAGCCATTGTGCGGGAACCGGTCAGGTTATAAGCAATCTGCCATGCCAGCCGGGCCGCGATGGCATCCACCAGTAGGGAATCCATTTCCGACGGATCGGTCAGGCGGCGGATATACATCACCTTCAGCGGTGCGGGCTCGTCGGTCACGATCTTGCGGCCTTCAACGCGGTGCATGATCGAGGATGTGCCGAGTTCACCGTCACTGGTCAGCGGCAGCAGCCGGAGGCAGTCGGAGGGGAGTTGATATTGATACTGGAAGCCGAACGCGGGGGTTTCGGAAAGCGCGGGCAGCGTCGTGCGGACCAGCGCGCAGTTCCAGACATGGGCGCGCAGAACGGCGTCACGCATGACGGGATAGTTGCGGTCGCAGAGGCGCGCCTGTTTCGTGGCGTCAGCAAGATCGGTGATGGCGTATTCGCCAAGCTGATCCAGCGCGATGCGGCAGATACCGACAATCGAGGTCATTTCAGAACCCTGTCAGGAAGGGAAAGGGCGGGAGCCGAAACCCCCGCCCGGTCCATCAGTCGACGACGTACTCGATGATGAACGCCAGCGTCCCGGCCACAGCCGTGGCGGGCGTGGTGTCCACCGTCGCGGAGACGTAGTAGAGCGAATGGGGATCGACGGATGCGCCGGCATCCTCCCACGCGCGCTGACCGGTATCCGCGATGTCACGCACCTCGAACGCGTATTCGGTGAAGGCGGTGGCCGCCTGACCGAGCGTGATGTCGGTTGCGTAGCAGTCGAGGTCCGCCTCGGTGCCGTCGGTGTTGTGCAGGCCGACGTTCCAGAGGAGCGCCGGAGAGCCGCTGTCGAGATCGTCCGCCGCCAGCTTGATCGAGGTGATCGAAGCGTTGGACGGGATCGGGGCCAGCATGACGATGTCGTTGGCGTCCAGATCCGTGGTTGCGAGCTCGACAGAACCCTGAGCGATGCGAACGCGGCCTTTGAGTTCCTGAACCGCATTCATGGTGTCAGCTTCGTAGTTGCTGACGAGAGAGGTGTTTTTCGTGGTCATGGTGCGTGTCCCTCCTTACTCGGCGCACTTGATTTCGACGACCTTGCCCTCTTCCATCCGGACCGCGCCGATATCCATGGCGGCGTAGACCTGGGTGGAATAGGACTTGTCGGCGCGCTCGGTGACCTTCGCCGTCACACCCTTGCGCCGAGCCAGCAGCATCCCGGACTTGGCCCATACCGGCACACGCCGGTAGTCGTTGCCGTCGGTCGGGAGGCGTTCGGAGGCGACGAAGTGGAAGCCCATGAACTTCACGATTTCACCCTCGTCGAGCTTGTTGACGAGCGAGTAATCGCGATTGATGATTTCATCATCGTTCAGGAGTTCCTCGAACTGCTCGGCGCTGATCGCACAGAACAGGTCTTCCTCCTGATCCACTTCGTTGGCGCGCAGGATTTTGCGGGCCTGCTTCAGCTTCGCCGCATTCAGGCCGACGTTACCGGAGCCGCCGTTGCCGACGGTGACGGCCACGACGTTGTTGCTGTCGAACGAGGCGGTGCCGTCCGCGTCTTCGCCGGTCGTCGCATCGGCGTAGAGCGCGGCGATGATGGCGTCGTCGGTGGACCGGTTCAGGGCCATGACGGCGTTCATCACGTAGGGCGAGGTCGGGTCCGACAGCATCTGGAGCTTGTCCGCGTCGTCGATCAGGTCGGCCCATTCGTAGTAGGCCCCGAACACCCAACGCCGGTCGTGCGGCGTTTCGATCAGCGGCGTGTCGCCGTGACGGGTGGTGCGCTTGACGGCAGCGGTTGCACCGATGCGGTCGAATGCGCCTTTCTTGCCGACCAGCGATTCAACGCGAACCGTCGGCATGAAGCGGGAATGCTTCTGCTGAAGCAGGATGTCGATGCCGCTGCGGTACTGTACCGAGCGTGCGGTGGTGATTTCGTTGGACATGATGTCCTCCAAACAGTTGTGAGAGTTGACTGTTCAGAGAGGTTGCCCGGCGTGCCGGACCCCGCTTGAGGGATTACGCGCCCTTACGCGCACCGGCTTTCCGGCGTGTCTTCCGGGGCCTCGCGGCTTGTCCGGTGGTCTTGGCTTCCATAGCGGGAGCCGGGTTTTTCTCGACGGGCTTGCTGTCGAAGAATTCCAGGTATCGGTCGGCAGTGGCGATGATGTCGCCCTCACCGGGGTGGTTGATTGCCATGGTCAGCGCCTGCAACCGCTTCTCGTCGGTTGCATACCCGGCATACATCTCGGCAATCTCGAATGTGTCATTGCCCCGCCGTCCTTTCGTGACCGTCAGGGCGAGTTCAAGGCATTCAGCGCGATAGGTCATGAACCGTAGGCCCGCTCGTGCAGTTCCGCCCACTTCTTCACGGCGGCGTCATGACCGGCATGGTCGCGGTCGGTCAGCTGATCGATGAAGGTCTGATCCGACGACAGCCGGTTGATCTCGCTGCGGGCGTCACTGATGGTCGCGTCACCGCCGCCGACCAGTGAGTCCTCGCCAAGCATCTCGCCAACCTTTGCCAGCGCCTTGATCATGATCGGGTTGTTGCCGAGACCGGCTTCCAGCAGGCCGAGCATGTCATTGCCGCCGATGGTCTCCGCAGCGCGGGCCGCGAGTTCGACGTTCTGGTCGTACTTGCCACCCCATTCGCGCTTGAGGTTGTTGACGACCTCCGTGTGCGCCTGCTGCATCTCGGCAGCGCGGGCGCTCTGGATGTCGGCCATGTGCTTGACGTAGCCATCATGCAGCCGCTGCGCCTGACGCGGTGACAGCCCGGCCTCGTGCGCCCATGCCCGCATTCCATCGCGCAGGTCCTCGGAGTAGCTGAAGTCTTCCGGCAGCCCTTCCGGCATGGCGAATTCGTAGCCGTCCTTGTTTTCCGGCCGCCCGAGCTTCGAGTAGAGCGCGGCCCAGTCGTCATCGGTCGCGTCCTCGCCCGGCACGGTCAGCCGCGCGTCGGGGTTGCCCATCAGTTTCTCAAGGCCCTGATAGCTTTGCAGCATGTCGTTCGGCGACTGCCAGCCCTTCGTCTGGACGAAAGACTGCGCGCCCTCGTCGAAGCCATCGGTCCAGCTGGTGGCTACCGCTTCGCCGCCACCTTCGCCCGGTGCGGCAGTGCCAGCATCCGGGTTGCCCGCATCAACGGACCCGTTTTCATCAGCCATGGAGTTGTTCGTCCTCTTTCATGTTGTCGATAAGCAGTGCGATCCGGTTATCCGTCAGGTTCATCTGCGTGATGATGTGCAGCGCTATAGAGCGCCGCCCCTCCTGATAAGCCATCTCGATATCGGAGGTCGGCGGATTGTCCGCGTGCCATCCGGATTTGCGAAGCAGGTCGGCAAGCACGCGCTCGCCAGCATTGCCGCTGAATGTCTTGCGGTAGTCGTCACGCTTGTTAACGAAGAGCGCGAGAACCTTCTGCTTCCACTCAGACACCGCCCGCCTCCTGCATTGCCTTCATGCCAGGGGCTGCAGCGCCAACGGCCTGCGCGGTGTTCATGGCGACTTCCAGTTGCCGCTGTTGTTCCATCTTGTCGGCGCGGTCGCTGCGGATCTGCTTCACCTCGTCGGGCGAGCGCAGGAACTTGAGCGGCATGCCGTTGATCTCGGCGAGCCCGCGTGCGGTTTCCTCATCGTCCAGCACGTCCAGCACTTCAGGGTTGATTTCGGCGAGGCCCTGCAGCACTTCCAGCGTGCGCAGCGTGCCAACGCCTTCCTCGGCCTTCTGCATCCGGGCCAGCGGCGAGGTGTATTCAACCTCGATGGGCATTCCGGCCAGTTCCGGCGGCGGGGGCGGCAGTAGTTTCTTGCGCGTCAGGATGCCCATTTCGCGCTCGATCAGCGGGCCGAGCAGTTCGGACTGCTGGCGACCGGCAGCGGGGCCGAGCAACTGCGCCTTTTCGCGCGACCGTTCGATGACCTCGGTTGCTGTCATGGTCGGCGCGTCGACGAGAATCTGGAACAGCGTTACCCAGAAGGCGTCGTTCACCACTTCGCGGCGGCGCTCCATCATCTGCTCGCCAACATCGGGCCGCATGTGCTGTGCGAGAGACAGCGCCTTGATCTGTTCACGACCCTGATTGTCGATGCCGCCCGGATTGATCGCGCCGGGGTTCAGGTTCGGCCTCGCCAACACGCCGTCCGTGTTCACGGCAAGCGGCGGGTCCACCATCTTCTGCGCGGCACGCAGCGTGGTCTTCGCCATCTCGTTCAGCATCTTGATATCGGGCAGGATGGTCATCGCCGGACCACGGCCCCAGGTTTCGCGCGGCGCGGTCGTGAACCGGCTGACGCAATACGGCATCTCGTGATAGCCGCCCTTGTGGACGAGGTGACGCTGTTCGACCTCGATGAAGCAGCTGTCGAACGCGTGAATACCCTTCTTCTCGGACGGATAGACCGCGTGGATCACGTCGACTTCGCGGTCCTTCTCCTTCTCGTCTTCAGCCCAATTCCGGACCTTCCCGGATACCTTGCCCTCACCGAAGCGCTGGATCATCTGGCGCGGCGTCATGCAGAACCGGCGGTAGACCGTGTCCACCATCCCGGCGAAGTTCGTGGCGATGAAGCACTCGCCGATATGCAGCGACCGGTAGAGGATCGGGGCCTTGTCGAAGCCCTCTTCCAGATAGAGCACCTGCGTGCCGAACGCGCCGAGGCTGACATAGCTCTCGTGCAGGTTCGACGCGAAGGCCGCATGCGCGCTGTAGCGCATCTGGAACAGCTTCTCGGTCAGCGATTCCAGGTATCGCTTGGCCGCGTCGTTCTCGTTCATCTTGTCGTCAGGGAACCGCAGCCCGTGCCATTTCGACGTGCGCGGCGTCAGCATGGATTCCATGGCCGATGCGAACCGATCCAGCGCCAGCGATGCCGTGGCGTCGAAAATCTTTTCCGTGCGCTTCTCGCCAGCCGTCCGGCTGCGGAACGTGAACTCTGCCTGACGCGGGAGAATGCGTTCGGCAATCTCCTGCCAGTGGTGTTCCCACGTCGAACGGTCAGACGCCAACCGCTCCTGCCGGGCGATGATGTCTTCGGCGATCTTGGTCATGCGTCGTTCCATAAAAAAAGCCGCCCCGAAGGACGGCTTGAGAAAGGCTATGCGGCTGGTGCTACCAAAGCTCTTTTGGTAGCCCCTGTTCCTTTGCGTACCGGCACAGCATCGGTGGCAATCTCTTGCCTGAATGCTGTCTGAAATATGCCCCGGCGATTGCCAGAATGGCGACTTCTGAGGCGGTTCGTGATTCGGCCATACTGAACCCGCCAAGCAATTCAGAGGCCGCCACCCGTCTGGCTACGCGCCCCTTGCTTTCAGGCTCGCTATCCCTGCACTGGTAGAAGTAAACCCATGCCCCGACAGTCGTTCGTGCGTAGTCCTCGTGTCGCTTTCCAAGGTCAAGCGTCGTCACAATTTCACCGATAACCCCATCCATAAACTCCCGGTAGGAGTCGTAGGACGGGAACGGATCCACTATCCCTGCCGTAGCGTTTGGCGCTGCGGTGATCGCTGTCAGTGCGGCAGCCAGCGCAAGCCGGATCGCCGTCACTCTCACCGGTTCAGTTCCGCGAGCAGTTCGCCGATGATCTGGCGAGCGATAGGTAGCGCCTTGTCCCGGTGCATTCCGGGCTTGATGCGTTCGTCGTAGAGCGTGCGAAGGATTACCGCATCGGACCATGTGAGATCGTGGTAGGTCTTTTTCTCGAACGGTCGCCAGAGCGTGTCTTCGATGACGGTGGCGTCGTTGACGGGACCGAGTATCTGCGACGTTTCCTCGATGATGCACTCGGACAGAAAATCAACCGGCAACGATGGGCCAATCAGGATTTTCGCCGCGACAAGCTCCCCGCTCTCTTTCCGTCCGAAAATGCCCCAACAGTGGTCATCTCGATGCTGCCCAGGCCGCGTGACGTACGCAGCGTTGACCCGCTTGTCTGTGGAATGGGTCGGTGTGAACTTAACCCCTGTCAGTTGCTCCAGCCTGTCTCCGGCGGATTGGATTTTCAGCCGAATGAGGTGTTGCGTATCCACAGCGTAGTAGACCGGACCTGCCCATTTCTTGATGTACGGGTCCGGACCGTGCGTCTCGGTGATGAATATGATTGCATCAAATTGACGCACCAGTTCATGCAGGCGGTCAGGTGTCGGAACCGGCCCTGCAAGCCCATTCACACCTGAAAGCGGCGTGGCGGGTGTTGGCATCGACACCCCCTCAGAAACCGGAGGCGGAAGTGGATTTGCCGTCGGGGTTACGGTCTGACAGGCCGCAACCAGCAGTGCGGCAATGGGGAGTAATGCGCGCATTCTGCGAATCTATCCGAGAGTTCCACTCACGCCAAGCGGTTCCTTCTTGGACAGGACCGGCTTGCGGATGTTCGGAGCCGTCAGGATCGTCTTGCCGCGAGTTGCGCGGCGGGCATCGTCTTCCTTCTTCGCCGCCGCCGTGATGATGGTCTGGCCGCGTTGAGCCTCGGCTGACTGGCCGTTGCTGTTCGAGCCCTGACGGCTATCGCCGAGCGGACCGCCGGGGGATTTCACGCCATTCGGCAGAGAGCCCACACCAGCTGCAGCAAGACTGACCACGAGACCACCCAAGCCTGCCGCCATCTTGTTGCCCAGATTTCCGGCCCGGAGTCCGTAGTCGAGACGGTCAAGCGCCTCAATCCCGGTCGACCGGTTCACATCCTCCTGTGTCGGCAGGTCCTTGTCGGGCAGTTCGTCCGTGTTGCCGCCGTCGCCGCTATCAGATTCACACATCGCTCATTCCCCGAGTTTCGTCTTGGTCTCGTCGTCCTTGGACTTGCGCAGCCGCCCGGTCAGGATCGTGGATTCACGGCCCTGCCGGTTGCGCTCGCGCTTGCGTTCAGCCTCAAGAGCCGCCGCGCGCGCCGCTGCGTCGTCCGCTGGCTGCTGATTTTTCGAGGTCTCCGGTTCGTCGAAGTCCGGAAAGCACATCGGGCTTCCTCCATGCATACAGGTAAAACGTCTCGCCACGCTTTCCGCGCAGCGGGCATTCGCACTCACGCACAGCACCCAGCCATTCAAGCCAGCGGTGCGCGGTGTCGTGTCCTTCAATCGAGAGGCATTCAGCCCGGTGAACGCCCAGCGCCATCAGGTCCGGAATGAACGTATCCCTGATGTAGCGCGAGACCGTGCCACTCACGCTTGACCAGCGATCCGTTGCGAACATCCAGACCTTTGCGACGCCGGGCGCCACCTCGCTTGCTCCCCCGCAAGCCACCGGCTGGCCGTCGTGCGATGCCGACCAGCGCTTGAAACTGTAATTCAGCCCGTCAAGGCCGATCTGCACCGGGTCTTCGCGGAACCTGGTGGCGTAAATCTCCCGCCTGTCCTCGGCCCGCATGTTGACCGCGATGAAAGTCAGGTCACGCGCAACCGGGTCTTCCGATATCTCAACCGAACGGTGATTCATCCATCACCGCCGTGGTCCATGACCGCGTCGTCGCAGCCGAGCGCACCGGGAACGCGAAGGTCAGCGCCAGTGCATCACCCGCATCCGGAGAGAAACCGAGCCGCTTCCTGATCTCGTCCTTGCGCTCTAACTGTATCCGGTTCGTCGAGTTGTGCGCCTCTTGCGGTGCCACGAGGTCGCGGTGCAGCCCGTCATCATCGACGATGCCGACGCCGCCTTCCTCCATCAGCCAGTCGCGCATCAGGCCCCACATCTCTGCTCGCTTGTTCATGAACCTGTCCGGATCCGATGCCTTGGAGCCGAAATCAACGCCGGTCACGATGTCGCGGTATCCCATCTCGCGCAGCCGGTCGACGATGCCAGCGCCGACACCACCAACGTCGATAAACACCCTCGCCGGGTTCATCCTGTCGATCACCCGCGCAATGCGGCCAACCTGCTCCATCGCACCCATCGCGTGAATCGTCTCGTTGATCCGTGCGCCGGCCATCCGGCCTTTCCGGTCGATGATGCGTGTCTTGTCCTGCGTCAGCCCGATGTCGATGCCGAGTATCAGCGGGGCCGCCTCCTGTTCGGGCGGCGTGAACTTCCGCGCTCGCTGCACCCATATCGGCTTGATGAAGCTCTCATCGCCGGATACCTGGAACGCCTCATCAGGAGTCGCCGGGTATTCCTGCTTGAACTTCCAGCAGATTTCGTCGCCCGTGTGTCCGTCAGCGCTCGCTAGTTCGCGGTTCTTGCGAAACAGCCAGTGCGCTTGTGCATCCGTCAGCTTGTTGAGCCGCGCATACTCTGCAATCTCGGGCGTCGGCTCCCATCCGACCGGCGGTTCAATCGCGTACTCGGGCAGCGCGAACCACGGCAGGAATACCAGCTCGTAGTCATTCTCGCCGCGCAATGCCTGCTGGCAGAGATTGTAGAACAGCCCGCCAACACCGTTCGCCGTCGATTCCAGCACACTCTCGGTGCCGGGTTCGTTGGCGATGGCCTGCAGCACGCCGGTAATGTGCTCACCACCCCGCGCCCAGAAAGCCACCTCCGAGCCGTGGAAAAACTGGATCGTGTCAGAACGCCCGACACCGGACGCCTGAGCAGTGCCGACGCGGTAGCTGCTGTCCAGCCGTCCGAAATCCAGTTCCGTCGCGTTGCTCGACTTGGTCGACGGTCTGACCACCTCCGGGCAGTTGTCGTGAAATCGCTTCGTCATGGCGAACAGGTTCTGCGTCGCCGAATCTTTGTGCGTCAGGATGAACGTCCGCTTGCCCTTGCCGTGCGACGTTTTCCAGTAGAACCGACCGCCAACATAGGTCGACGACCCCATCTGTCGGCCCTTGAGCACCAGTGCGCGAACCATGCCGGTCCGTGCGATCTGGTCCTCGAACTTCGCATGCAGGATGCGTTGCGCCTCGTTCAACTCGAACGGCTCAAGCGCGCCCTTCTTCGTCCGGACCTTGAGGCATTTCGCTGCATAGTGCGGAAAGTCGTCTTTCAGCTTCTGCCGGATGTTGCGCTCGCGGTCGGTCAGGCTGCTCATTCAAGCTCGTCCAGTGCGTCCTCGTGCCGGACGGTCATATCGCCGCTCACGGTCGCGGAAGACAACTTCGGATGCACGAACGGCGCGGCTTTCTCCGCAGCCCACTTGCGATCATCGGGCGGCGCATTCTCGTCGCGCAGCATGTTCAGCATGAATTCGAGCGGCGTGATTCCCTCTTCGGCAATCTGGCTTTCGCGCTCGACGGTCGCCTTGTTCTTCGCACCCTTGGGCCTGCCCGCGCCGGGGCGTTTGCCACCAGATGACATTGCAGGTTCCTCTGATTTTTCGGGGATAAAAAATCAAAACGCCCGCCGGGGTTTCCAGCAGGCGCAATACTTCAGCCGATCAGCTATTAACCCGGAATATGCGACATTTGCGACATCTCCGCAACGAGAAAATTCAGCGCCCTGTCATACCGCCTCTGCCACGTCCGTTTGTCGCGGTTATGGCCCGTCCAGCGCAGCCTCAAGACAATCCAGTTCCAGTCCGCATGCAGCGCCCTCGCCCACACAATCCGTCTCGACAGCGGGGTGAGTTTCAACACGGCTTCCAGCACGCGGTCGAGCTCGTCGATGTCCTGCGCGGTCGGCGTCGGTCGCGCTCCTACCTCGAAGCGATCCCGCATGGCGTCAGTGCCGAAGCTCTCGGAGGCCTTGCGCACGATGTCCGGCCAGAACGAGCGGAAGCCACCCGGTCGAGCATCGGGCATGGCGAGCAGCGTCTGAGCGGCGCGGCACAGCAGGGCCTCGATCTCGATGCGCTCAGCCTGGGTCATGTCACCCTCCGGGATATCGCTTTGACGCGGATGCGGGGTTTCGGCGCGCCGCCGCTTCGCCCACTAGAGCGCGGCAATTCCGTGGCGCGGAAGTTCTTCGGAACGAAATGCTTTTTTCTTGGCTTGGTCTGCGCCAGATCGTGCGCCCACGAAGGCAGTGTCTTCGGACGGGCGGGCCAGTTGAAGTTCATTACGACACCGCCTTCCGTACTTCGTTGATCGGCACCGGCAGTCCGTCGCCAGCATCCGTGAACCAGATTTCGTCGCCCTGATGGTAGTCGTGCAGCGGGTCGAGTATCGCCACACCCTCGAACCACTCCGACGCCATCTTGTCGCGCTCGTCGTCGGGCATGTCTGTGATCAGCCGGTTGCTGATGCGGCCCTTGAACGCGCCTTCGCCGATCTCGGTGACCTCGACCCATGGCCGCTCGCCGGGCAGAAGAACCTTCACGAAACCACCAACCTCAATTTTCTGTTCCATCCTTCAACCATCCATTCCGTTTGCCATATCGCCTTGCGTCTTCCTCGGTCCAGAACCCCGCCAGATAGCTCGTCGGCTGCTCGGTGTCGGGGTCTTTCCACACCCGGTCTGCGTGCCACTGGTAGGGCGGTTGCTTGCCGGGGTTGTGGAGGAGCCTTACACCAGCGCCCGGCAGAGTTCTCTCGCCGTGCGGCGATCCCATTCGGCAGCCTCGGCCATCGCGACACGCCGCACCCAGTCCGGATCTACTCCGGCGCAATCGCAGATCGTCCGGAAGCCGCGACTGTTGCCGAGCAGCCATTCTTGCGCGGTGTCTCGGGTCACGGTCAGCGACGTGAGGTTGCTCCGGGCGTTGGCCTCGGCGTAGTCGCCTGAGCGGTCACGGTTGATCGGCTTCTGCCGCCAGCGGGCGTCGAGGAAGGCGCGTTCGATGACGGCCAGCCAGATGGCTTGCGCGTCGTAGGGCGTGTCAGGCCGGATCGGGAGTATTGCGTTCATCCCACCTCTCCCCGCGCCGTCATGTCCGCCCGGTTCAGCATGCCCCGGATGGTCCCGCCACCAGCTGCTGCGCGGCCAAGCGCATCGTGCAGGGCCTTGCGTTCGGGATAGCCGTACTGGCCCATCAGCTCGACGATCTCCGAGACTGACGGACGCCATTTCCCGCCGGGCCGGTGCGGCCACTCGGCGAGCGCCTTCAATGCCAGGTCACCCGGATATCGCCGCAGACACTCGACGAACGAGCGCAGCGCAAAGCCGGTGTCGTCGACGCTCTCGGCACGGGCCTTGGTCACGGCGAACAGCACAGCCAACGCCTTGGCGAGCCGGTCGGAGGGTGCCGGTTGCATCAGCGGGTCGACGGCTTTCAGCGCCTCGCGGGCTTCGTCGCGGCTCAGGTCGAGGTCCCGGTATTCCACGAATTCGTAGGTTGCATCAAACCTCTCCGCCGATGTCAGCGAGGACCTGACGTGTGGCTTCAACGAGGCCACCGCCTGCTGCGTTCGAGCGGCGGGGCTGAGATTTGTTTCCGTGGTGGTCGTGAGTTCCTGCATCGGTTTTGCTCCGGTTGTGGAATTCGATGATGCCGCTTGCGCCGTAGCTGAGCCGGTCGACGGGCTGTTCGCCTGCCGCCTGCTTGCGACGCTGCACGTCGAGGAACCAGCCGTAGACCTCGGCGGCGGTGATGCCTGCCTTGGACCAGTTTTCGGCATGGGTGGTGTCGTCAGGGGTCGGCCATGGCCTGCGCTGGATGTCTGCCGCCTCCCTCGCTGCCTCGAAAGCGGCGATCAGGGTGACGGGCTTGGTCGAGCGGTTGAGGCTCCAGGGGATTTCGAGTGTTTCCGGTTCGGGTGGTTTTTCGACGACCTCGCGCGCAAGAGCAGCGCATCTATTACTATCGGTCTCGGGTTCGGGTTCGGGCTCGGTTGTATCGGTAGGGGTATCGATAGCCCTATCAGCGGACTTGAGTGTGTCGATTTTCGCGCCGAACCTATCCGACTGTAATTGCTGGATAATCTGGTCCCGTTCGCTGCATTTCGGCAGGGATAGGGCTATTTTTACAGCCCCTGCAGCGTGCTTCATGTTCGTAATGGGTGAATGAGCCAAAAAATCAGTGATCAGAACCACCCTCTCCTGCTGGTTCCACCCTATGAGTAGGGCTTTGCATAGTGCTTCGATAGCCCTATCGATACGGTCGAATTCCCATCCGAGGTCTTCGTAAACATAGCCCTTCGGCAAGCGGAAACATCCGATGGAATTCACATGCGGGCAGGTGTGGAGGTAGAGGTAGAACATCTTGGCGTCGTCGTTCCCGTCGAGTGACCGGAACTTCTTCGACTGCCACAGGCTGGTGGATACCTTGCCGTACTCTCGGAGGCTCATGCGCCAGCCTCCAGGATAGCCCGCCCGATCATCTCGGGGATTTGGGGGACGACGGCGTTTCTGATTCCGTCAGTTCTGTCCACCCGATAGGAAAGCCCATCATCCACTCTTCGAAACTCGCGCAACGCACGTTCTGGAGTTCGGTTCCACGGAACGGATTGGAACTCCCGCCCCATTCCGAAAGCACCCCCGCAGAGTGATTCTTCCCGTGGTTGCTGACTCCGCTCGGGGTGGGCCACAATCCAGACACGTTCTCGACGATGGGGAGCGCCCACGGCTGCCGCCGGTATGTTCTCCCACTCCGCATCATACCCGAGGCGGGCCAGGTCTCCGAGAACTCGGCCAAACCATGCCCCTCGTTTTTCGCTTGGGCCAGCAAGCAGGTTTGCGACGTTCTCCAGGATGATGAACCGGGGTCGAAGGTCGCCAGCAAGTCGCACGATCTCGGACCAGAGGCCGGACCTTTCACCGTCAATCCCGGCTCGCTTTCCGGCAACGCTGAGGTCTTGGCAGGGGAAACCTCCGGTGATGACATCAACGGCAATTCCATCGGCAGCAAGCCGCTCTCCGGTGAGGGTTCGGACATCTTCATAGATCGGCACCTCCGGCCAGTGTTTGCGCAGGACACGCTGTGCGTATGGATCGATCTCACAGAACGCGACGGTCTCGAATCCTCCAGTCCGTTCAAGGCCGAGGGAGAAGCCGCCAATCCCGCTGAACAGGTCAAGGACGCGCATCACCCAACAACCCTCCCCGTCCTGATCGCCCACCGCGCCTTCACCATGGCTCTGTGTTCGCGGCACAGCCGGTCCTGCCACTTCTTGCGCGGGGCGTGCTCACGGATGGCCTTGGCGAGAGAAACGGCAGTGCTGTAGAAGCGGACCAGATGCTCGAAATAGGCGCGGATCGCGCGGATGCGGTTGCAGACTTTCATCCCGTCACCCCGCGCCATTCCGTGACCTCGATTTCGAGCCGCGGGTTCTCGCTGTAGCGCTTGTGTGCGATCAGGTCGGCAACAAGGCTGTCGTCATCGAGAACGACGCCGTTGCAGGCATCCATGGCGGCTTTCACGTAGTTGTCGATATCCGGGCGCTTGGCCGGGACGATCTCGCCATTGACGGCCTGCAGGCGCTTGGCTTTCGAGTAGCTTTTCGGGATCGGGACATAGGCGCAGACCGCGAAGACGACCGGCCCGGCGATGGGCGTGAGGCCGAGCATTTCGACCTTGGCCCGTGTCTTGACGGCGTCCTCGTAGCTGCGGGTCTTCTTCGGCGTGAATGCGATAGGCTTGCCGTTCGCGGTCTTGCCGATCCGGGGGCGACCTTTGGCGACGGGAGCGCCTTCAATGGTAAAGCGGACGGAGCGCACGGTGTTGGTCATGCTTCACCGCACCCCCGGCCCTGCTGGCCGGTATTGTCGGGATCAACGAACTGCCGCCACGGAATCCAGCCCTGCGGACAGGCGAAACCCCAGTCGCGAATGACGGGACCGGTCAGGAAAAGCGTCCATGCTTCCTGCTGGTCGCGGACCTCAAGGCGGTGCAGCGCTGTTGCCCGGCGCAGGATGATGCTGCCGGCCCTCCGCGCCTTCCGACCAGTCGGGAGCACTTCCAGATAGCCGCCCTTGAGGATGATGGTCAGATTCCACCACGGATGGTCATGCAGCGCCCGGTCATCATCGCTATGCCGGATGTTGTGCAGGTAGATGTTAAAGAAGCGGTTGCGCGGGATCACCCACCAGCGCCGCAGGTAATCGTTGCCGATCACGAAATCAGGTGGGCGGCGAAAAAACATCACGCCACCTCGTCAAAAAGTTCGCCCTGCGCTTCCATGCCGAGCGCACGCTTGTAGAGTTCCAGCAAATGCTCCTGCTCCTGTCGGTCTTCCTTGCCGAGTTTCCGGAGTTTCAGTACCTGGCGCATGATCTTCACGTCGAAGCCGGTTGCCTTGGCTTCCGCGAACACTTCCTTGAGGTCATCCGCCAGCGCCTTCTTGTCCTCTTCCAGCCGCTCGATGCGGTCGATGAAGGATTGCAGGCGCTCGGATGCGATGCCGCCAACGTCAGCCATGATCAGTCTCCTTGATTGCAGGGGAAAGGTGCGGGTGCGCCCCGATTAGCCGTTGTCGGTCGCCGGAACATTGCACTGCTCCGGTGGGCTGCACGGCCTTGACGCTTTCGCGCATCGGGGCTGACCGGATACCCGCTGATCCGGTGAAAAGGCGCAGCCCAATGAAACTGGAAAAAATGCCCGGCGCTGATTGCCGCAGCGCCGGGCGAGTGGCTGCCACAGGGCGGGCAGCTGGGAGGAAGGGTGTCATGCCAAATAGTACTGAACTACTTTTGGTGCATATTTTAATAGTCTGGCTTCCGGTTTCTTTCCCTTTATTTCGTAACATCTTGTGCTTTTCTCCGGTTGCCCGCTATAGGTATTGGTCAATTAATCTTTTTTATTGAATATCGTTTCGCACTAGAAACAAACTGCTTGCGGGGTTGCCGCCCCGCCCGCAATTCAGGCCGCTTCCGAGGTTGCCGCCCCGGTCGAGGTCTCGAAAAAGTCAGCCGGGCCAACCGCGCCTTTGGTTGCGCGGACAATTCTCGGCATGATCGCCGCACGAGGGATGCGAAGTCCCTCTGCGTACTTGCGAACAGCTTCGCCCGTGACAGAGATGCGCTGCCCGAAGGCGGCGTAGGTGATCTGGTTGTCCGAAAGGTATGCCTTGAGCTTCATGCTCACGGGTATGAACCATTATGGTGTTTTCTGTCAATGGGAAAATGAACCGTATTGGTTCTATCCGAAATCACACCATTTCGGAGATACTGCCGCCCATGGCAAAAACACCAAATCGGCTCAGAGAATTACGTGAGGCCCGCGGATACACGCAGGCTGATCTAGGCGAGTTATGCAACACCAGCAGTCAACAGATCGGACGACTGGAAAAGGGTGAGCGCCGCCTGACGGATGACTGGATGGTCCGCATCGGCAAGGCGCTGAACGTTCCACCCTACTCATTGATGGACGGAGCACCCACGCACCAGCCAAGCGGCGCGGTTCCCGTGATAGGAGAGGTTGCAGCAGGACTTTTTCGCGAATCCATTGAATGGCCCGAAGAACGGCGCTTTGATGTCACAATGCCAACAGATGAGAGATATATGGGATTGAAGACATATGGAGCGCGGGTATCCGGCCCGTCGATGAACGAAATTTACCCTGACGGGTCGATTGTGCATTTCGTTTATCTATATGATCTGGACCGGAACCCTATGCACGGCGAGCGGGTCATTGTCCGCCGACGTAATCATCATGACGGATGGGAATTCACCATCAAGGAGTTGCGGATCGATGACGAGGGCGGTTGCTGGCTGTGGCCCCGGTCTCACGACCCGAAATACCAGGAGCCGTGGAAGCTGGAGTTTTCGGAGGACGACGACGCAGCCGGCGTCCCGGATCTCCAGATCGTCGCGCTCGTTATCGGCAGCTACCGGCCGGAAGTCACATCGGCGGCAGTCCGGTAGCGCCCTTCAAGTAATGCTTCGCCACCTTAGGGCGCCGCATGGCCCTCCAAAGCGCGCCCTTACCAAGAAACCGGCCCTGTATCCTGACAATAATCTCAACGGACTCATTCAGGCGTTGTTCGTCTTCCGGGGAAAGCCGGAAGTTCTGCGCCCTCGCTTGAGATGACAAGATCACCGCGTTGCCGTGAGCGGACTGCATCATTTCGTCGAGATCATCCATGTCGGCGACGCCAACCAACAGCGCGATAGCATCCTGTTGCCCCCCTGATAGCGGCATATCCCTCTCCCCCTCCCCTCAAAATTGAACCAATCGAAGTGTGCATGAACCAACCCGGTCATGTGAAACACCATTTTGGTTCATTTTCCCATTGACGCAATTACACCAATATGGTTCATTGGCTCATCGGCATCGGGGACGCGCCCCGATAACCAGAGAAGGCCCCGGCGGCGGAATAGATCGGCATCCCCCATCAACAGCCGATCCCTCCTGACCCTCAACCGACCGCCGCCGGGGCCGAGGAGATTTAGAGCGATGAGCACCTACGACACGAGCTACGAACACATGATCGAGGGCGGCCATGCAGCCGACTATGACGTCCGCGTTCACTACGACATCGAGGACGGCGCGCCGTGGATCGAAAAGGTCGAGGTCGAGGTTCTCCGCATCGCGACCGATAGCAGCGTCCGACATGTACGCGTCTACGTCCCGGCCCCCGAATGGCTGGCAACGGCTGTCGAGGACGGTCTGGCTGATGACGACATCGAGCGGATGATCGAGAGCGCGGGAATTGACCCGCTGGTCGCCGCCGGTCGCCGCATGAACGCCGTCGCCCGGAGTGCTGCAGAATGAGCCGCGACATCACCATGACATCAACAGTCCGGTTCGAGGACGGCCAGCGCCTCCGGTTCGAGTTCGACGGCCCGGACAGCAAGGTTTTCGACGAGAAGGACCGGCCTATCAACGCGGCGACCCTGCCGGAATACAAGATGGTCCGCTTCGCCGAGGAGCGCGGATATTACATGCGTTACCGCGAGGCTGCGCAGCGGGGGAGGATCGTTTGATGCGTAACCACCGCGAGCGCCTGACCTTTGCTGACTTCGCGGCGTGGTGCTTCGGCGGTCTGGCTGCGGTCTGCGCATTCGTCGTGATCGTGCACCAGGTATTGCTCGCCATCGTGAGGGCCGCAACATGATCACCGAACCCGGCGTCTTCGACATCAGCGCGGAGGAATACCACGCGGACCCCTGCCCGGAGCCTTCGTTGTCTTCGTCCGGCGCCCGGCAGATTCTCCGCGAATGCCCGGCCCGCTTCTGGCATGACCGCAACAATCCGACCGAGAGCAGCGCCGCACAGGACATCGGCTCGCTCGCTCATTCGGTGATGCTGGAAGGCGAAGTCTGGCGCGACCGCTTCGAGGTGCTGCCCGAGGATTTCAATGGCCGCAAGAAGGGCGGCAAGGCGCTGAAAGCCAGCATAGAGGACGCGGGCAAGACGGCCATCAGGCACGAAGACTGGCAGATGGTCTCCGCGATGGTCGAGGCGCTCCGCGCGCACGAGCTGGCGAACGCGGTTTTCATGAACGGCAAGCCCGAGCAGGCGATGTGCTGGAAAGACCCGCGCTTCGGTATCTGGCGGCGGTCCCTGCTCGACTGGCTGCCGAACCCCGGCGGGCGCATCTTCGCGGACTACAAGACCTGCGTGTCGGCGCATCCCGCCGATCTGCGCAAGGCGATGTTCAACTACGGATACCACCAGCAGGCCGCATTCTATCTGGAAGGCATCAAGGCCCTGCGGCTGGCAACACGTCCGCGCTTCATCTTCGTGTTCCAGGAGAAGAAGCCGCCCTATCCCGTCACCATCGTGCAGCCGGACGACAACGCTCTGATGTGGGCGCAGATGCTCAACGACAAGGCCGCGTCGGTGTTCGCCGAATGCCTCGCTGCCGATCACTGGCCGGGTTACAGCGACGATATCGAGATGCTCGCCCTGCCCGGCTTTGCAACCAACGAATACGAGCGGCTGGACGGCCTTGGTGCCTTCGATATCGCCGCCCGGTTCCAATCACCAGAGGAGAATGCAGCATGAACCAGATTACCACCAGCGACCGCAAGGCGGCTTCCAAGCCTGAACTGAAACAGGGTGGAGCGCTCGCCGCCATCGTCCCGCAGGACGTGGAGCAGACTTTCCGCATGGCTGAAATGATCCTCCGCGCCGGATGGGCGCCGAAGGGCATGGAGCGACCCGAGGCTATCACCGCCGCCATCTTCAAGGGTCTGGAGGTCGGCATGAAGCCGCTGCAGGCCGTCCAGTCCATCGCATTCATCAATGGCCGTCCGACGATCTGGGGCGACGCCGCCATCGGTCTCGTTGCCGGATCGGATCTGCTCGTCGGCAAGAAAGAATGGATCGAGGGCGAGGGCGACAAGATGGTCGCCAAGTGCGAACTGCGCCGCAAGGGATGGGATGACCCGATTACCGGCGAATTCAGCATGGAAGATGCCCGCACCGCCGGACTGCTCGGCAAGCAGGGTCCATGGAAGCAGTACCCGAAGCGCATGCTCCAGCTTCGCGCCCGCGCCTTCGCGCTCCGTGACGGCTTCGCTGACGTGCTGACCGGCCTGCAGGTTCGCGAGGAAGTGCGCGACTACGAATCCGCCGCCCGCGAGGAAGCCAACCGCGAGCAGCAGGTAAGCAAGAGCGACATTCTCGCGCAGGCAGGTTTCGAGACCGGCAGCGACCCCATCGACGTGACCGACGACGCGCCGGAAGGGCCTGGCGCTCTCGAACTCGCCGCCGACATGGATCAGCGCATTGCGGCCGCAACCACGGACACCATCGAGACCATTTCCGACGAGGTCACGGCTGCCGCCAACCGGCTACGCGAGGAGGGCTTCGGCGAGCAGGCCAACATGCTGGAAGGCCGGTACGAAATGCGACGGCAGGCCCTGACCGGCGAGGAAGACGACATGCCGGTGCTGTCGCTGTGACCCTCACACCCCGGCAGATCGAAATCTTGAAGCGCCTGCGTTGGGTGCCGTACCTCCATATGCATCAACTCTGGTTTGGCTCGGCAGAGGGAGTGAAATTCCTGCGCGACCGCGACCTTGTCTGGCTCGACACCTGCGAGCGCTATCCGGCCATCGGCATCACCCCCGCAGGCATCGAAGCCCTGAAGGAGATCGACAATGACCACGGTTAACGAAGTCAGCACCCCCGAAGGCGGGATCATGATCTGCGGGCGGTCTGATACCGATCTGACGCATCTTCGGGTCATCGACTACGACGGTGGCGAGGCATTCATCAACCTGTCCCACTACCACCTGATCGAACTCGCTGACCACATCCAGAACCGCATCCGGGAGATCGACAATGAACGATAACGCGAAGACATACGAAGACGGCGTGCGGGCTGGGTTCAAACAGGCATCGGAATTCATCCAAGGCCGGGCGCGTCATCACGAGATGGTCCGACGCGAAGAGGTTGCGAAAATGGATGCGGAAATCCAGTTGCTGCATAGGCTCGCAGCCGAGGTCGCGAAGGAGTCCCCCAATGACTGACATCCCCCTTCGCTGCAAAGCCCATCAGGTCCGCGCGATGCTGGGTGACCGTCAGACGCAGTTGCGGATGCCGTTAATCAAGTTGCGCCGGTTCGGGGCCGTCACGGAATTCGACCGCAGCAGCACGCCGGGTTTCGACTGGCATTTCCGTGACCGTGCGATGCGCTGGCACGACCTGAGCGATGCGCAGTTGATGGAGTATCTGCCGTATCAGAAGGGCGACCGCCTGTGGGTGCGGGAGACGTGGAACATTTTTCAGTGCAGCCAAGATGGCGAAATGGCGTGGCCTTTCGAGACAATCCCGAAAGAGGACCCCCGCCCGAACAAGCACCGCTCGCAGATCGTCGTTGACTATGCAGCGGACCCGCACAGTCCGGAAGACCGCTGGCGTCCCTCCATCCACATGCCGCGCTGGGCTTCCCGCATCACCCTGCTGGTGGATGACGTGAAGGTCCAGAGGTTGCAGGAGATCACCCCGGCTGACGCGATAGCAGAGGGCAACCGACCGGCGACCACCAACTACATGTCCGTCGATTGCGACACCCCGAACCCGGTCAATGATTTCCGCTCCCTCTGGAGCAGCCTCTACACCGGCCCTCTGTCATGGGACGCAAACCCGTGGGTGGTCTATCCGACCTTCCGCGTCATCAAGCAGAACATCGACCACGAAAGGAATGCAGCGTGAGTGATAAGTACAAGATCAAGCAGTTGGAGTGGGAGGCCGAGTTTCCCGTTGTTTGCCACGAAGCCAAAGGCATCGCGGGGAAATACAGCATCAGCAGCTTCGGTTCGGGCTGGACCGTCTTCATCGAGCCTGACGACGAGACGGTCGATGAGGTTGGCGCGGCATCCACCCTAAATGAGGCCAAAGCCATCGCGGAGAAGGATAACGACGAACGTCTTCTCCCGTATCTGGAGGCTGTCGCATGACTGACACATATCGGGTGCGGGATTTGGAGTGGGACGAATACGGCGATGCACTCGCTGCCAGAGGGGAGAGCATCTATCAGATCGAGCAGGACAAAGAGTCTGGCGGCTGGCGCGTTTGGTGGCATCTCTTCGCCGACCTGAACTCGGAACTTGGCTTGCACGAATCCCTCTCCGCAGCCAAGGCCGCCGCAAACGAACACAACCGGCAGCGGATCGCAGAGAGATACCTGGAGGTGGTCGAGACGCCGACAAACAAGGCAGTCAGGAAGGCATTGCAGAGGTTCAGCAATCCTGAGCGCCCCGAGCCGCTGAAAGGCTCAACGGTATTCGATGATGAGCGAGGTGCGCGATGAGTAAGACAGAAAAGCGGTCTTTCGGTGATGCTCGGGTTGTTGGGGCCAGACAGGATGAACTCATGAAGGAGTTGTCCGCAACCGCCGCGTGCTCGCTGCTGGCTGCCGGACGCTTTGCCGATGCCGCCAGAATCACCAAAGCGCAGGCCACCTATGACAACGTGATGGAAGCAGCCGCAAAGCTGGACAGGCTGAGAGGAGCGGGAGAATGAACGAGTTTGTGATAGGTCTCGTGGTTGGGGTGCTCGCCATCGTCATGTTCGCTGCAGGTTCTGTGGATCGGGTGGCTGACGACAAGGCCCGCCAGATCGCCGCTGCATATGGCTGTGACTGCGTTGTCGCTCGTGACGGTGAATTTGTCTGGAGGGAGGCCAAGCGCGATGACTGAATCCGAGGCCATTGCCTTCGTGGGCGGCGGTGCACTTTTCGTCCTGCTTGCGATATTCATTGTCGAGGTGATGAGCGATGACTGATCTGCTGCCGAAGCTGCTGGAGGTGTAAATGGAACGCAGGGGTTATCCGAGAGTGCTGGCCGCTGAATACATCGGCATATCGCCGTCGAAGTTCAGTCAGCTTGTCCGCGAGAAGAAAATCCCCGAGCCTCGGGAGATCGACGGCGGTAAGCTGGTCTGGGATCGGTATGACCTGGATGAATACTTCGACGCGCAGCCCAGAAGGGGCGACCCGGGCGACGCAAGCGAGTGGGATGATCTGGCAAATGGCCAAGCGTAGGAACAAGCCAAAGTACGTCGATATCGTCCGTAAGGGCGGTACGGAGTACCTGTATTTCCGAAAGGGAAAGGGTGCGCGGGTTCCGTTGCGCGGCCCGCTTGATTCCGTCGAGTTCTGGGCCGACTGGAACGCGGCAGCGGAAGGCTATGTTCACACCAGAGAGCGGGCAGATCGGCACAGCCTCCGGTGGCTGGTGGATCAGTATTACCGCTGGCCCGCATTCCGCGAACTGAAGGCCAGCACACAAACCGTCCGCAGGCGCATTCTGGAAGGCTTCTGCAAGGAGTACGGAAACCGTGGATACGCGACCCTGACCAGTCAGGCGGCGCGAGGCATCCGGAACATGAAGCAGGACACCCCGGCGGCCGGCAACAATCTCATCAAGGCGCTGAAGCAGGTTTTCAGCGAGGCCGTAGAGCACGGCATCATTTCATCGAACCCGTTCGACGGCATCCGCAAACTAAAGGAGCGCAAGCAGGGCGCAACCCCGTGGAGCATCGAGGACGTGGAGAAGTACGAGAATCATCACGCCATCGGAACACAGGCCCGCCTCGCGCTCGCCCTGTTCCTCTACACCGGACAGCGCAGATCCGACGTTGCCCGCATGGGTCGCCAGCACATCAAGCGCGAGACCCTGAGCATGACCCAGACCAAGACCGGCAATCAGATTGATATCCCCGTTCTGCCGATGCTGCGCGAAGTCCTCGACGCCACGGAGACGGGAGACCTCACGTTCCTGATAACGACGCACGGGAAGTCATTCACGGTAAATGGCCTGGGGAACAAGTTCCGGCAGTGGTGCGACGAGGCGGGGTTGCCGGACAAGAGTTCGCACGGCCTCCGTAAGGCGATGGCCATCCGTCTCGCCGAGAAGGGATGCACGCCGCACCAGATCGGAGCCATCACCGGCCACGAGTCTCTGGCGGAGATCGAGCGCTACACGAGAGGCGCGAACCGCAAGAAACTGGCCGAGAATGTCACGAGGCTGTTCAGCGATGATTGAACACCTGATGAACAGAATTACCCAACCGCGATGCAGATTTTTGGGGAAAGTTCCGAAAAACGCTGGAAAATCAATGGCGTTTTTGAAGGGTGGCGACCCTGCAGGGACTGCCATAAACTCCCGATATCAACGGCTTAACCGCCGATTTCCCCAAAATACCCGACATAACATTTCAATGGGTTACATGCCGTTTTCCCAACTGGAAACGCGCGTGTTCTCCACGTTTCACATGAAAGGATGATGAGATGAGCTGGGACTTTTACCTGGTCGATGACAACGGCGATGAGATTACCGGAACGTGGTTCAACTACACCTACAATGTCAGCGGCATGTTCGACGCTGCCGTAGGCGAGACCCCCTCCGAATGGGACGGACGAAAGGCTGGTGATCTTGTCCCGGTCTGCTCCAAGATTCTCGCGGACTTCGCCGACAGGCCGGAATTCTACCGGGCCATGAACCCCGAGAACGGATGGGGCGACTTCGAAGGCGCACGGACATTCATCAGGAACATTCAGGACGTGTGCGCTGATCGTCCGGATGCACCAGTGCACGTTTGCTAACCCCCACGGAGGATTGAGACGATGACCACCATCAAGGCAGAGGTCACGGTTGAATACCTGATTCCGAGACCGGCGAATTACATCAAGACGGCTGACGGGCGAACAGTGCCGGTCGGAAACATCTCCGAGGATGCGCTGCGCGAGATCGGCAAGGCGTACACGGAAGCCCTCGTTGCGAACGCCAAGGAGCGTGGGCCGCAGCCGGAAGGGGCTGTCACGCACCGGGAAATCGAATGACCCCGCTCCCCTGCCCCTGGTGCCGCAACACCCTCCTCGTATTCACCCCGAATGCGATGACGGCTGTTCAGTGCAAGAGCTGTCTGTGCCGTGGACCTGTGGCGTCGTCGAGGCGGCTGGCTATCGAGCTATGGAATGAAAGGACGAAGGAATGAGTGACATGCCCGAAGAAGAAGCGGCTGAACTGGCGTATGGCCTGCTATGGCACACCACAAATGACACATACACACCAATCGGAAGGCTGACATCGACAGCCAGGATAACTCTCGGCAATGCGATTGGAATGGAACGGAAAGGCCGCGGCATACAGGCAGCGAAAGAGTGGATGAAGGCTCACCCGCAAGAGGTTCGCTGTCAGAGGCGAGTTTGGACGTGGCGGGAAATGATGGATGAGTGGCCGGAAGATGACTGACGACCTGATCGGCAACCTGCGGGCCATTGCGAATGGGGCAGGCAGCACGACCGAGCCGTGGCACGTGATGGCCGGACAGGCCGCCGACCGTATCGAGGAACTGAAGGCAGAGAATCAAAAACTGCTAGAGGATATCGACAGCGCTCTGGATGCGACCAACAGCGAAGCCCGATATGCCGACGAACTGAAGGCGGAGAACGAGAGGCACGTCGCTGAGATCACCCGGTTGCGGGGGAGAGTCGATGCGCTGACATCTGAGCGCCTGAGTGTGGAATCGCGGCACCTGAAAGACCTGATCGCAATGGCTGAGTCCGAGGGTGATGTTGTCGGGTCTACCAGCCTGCGAAGTCGCCTTGAGCAAGTCGAAAAGGAACAGCGCAATGACTGACGACCCGCAGAACGTGGACGATGCAATCGCCCGAATGGAAAAGCGCATCGCAGAGAACCCAAACGCCAAGGGGTTGAATCTTGGGTTGCGCTCACTGAACAAGCGGAAGACTTTCGACCTGAAAGCGGCACCTGAGCAATACAGTAGAACGCGGAGTCATGTTTTAGGAATTGTCCTGCCGATGATGGCCCCGAATGATTTTTCTTTCTTTGCCGGATGGACGCGGGAATTGGCCAGATTCATCAGACAATCTTCATTCCCGGTTGCGTGCGAGTACCCGGGAGAAATTGAGGATTGGTGCAAAAGGATTGAATGCAGCGACGGGGACGGCATCACAGGCAACTGCGCATTCGTCCGGAAGAAGATACAGGAAATCGACTACGAGGACGGGTGGCCAGTTGATAGGTACGGGAATGCCCTGAATGCAGTTTGTCTCGGCATGCTGATGTATCAGGACACCCGCTGGCCTGATGAGGCAGCTGAAAGTGTCTTTCGTCTTATCACGGGCATGACCGCTTACAACGACACCACATCTAAAATGATGAGGGAGTGGAAACTCGACCTCGCACTTAAATGCGCGGAAGCAGCAGAATGACCGAGATCAAAGCGTGCCCTTTCTGTGGTGCGAGCGGTGAGGATGTGTCTGTCTACGGCGACATGGTGACCCCCTACTATATCGAGTGCAACAAGTGCGATGCATGGGGGCCGAACGCTGACACTGAAGCCGAAGCCATCCAGAAATGGAACGCCGCCGCCGACCGTATCGAGGAACTGAAGGCGGAGAACGAGAGCTTGCGGGCGGCCCTGCCAACACTGGCCCGTTTCACCCGCACCATTTCAGCGCCAGTGCCATCCGCCAAGGACGAACAGTGCAACATCCAGATCATCGAGGAACAGCGCCATGACTGACGACCTGAAAGCCCGCCTGCTCGCTGTTATCGATGCGCGGGAGAACCAGTGATGAACACCTACGGACAGTACCAATATCCCGGTCGCCCTGAATGGTATCCCGATCCTGCCAGCGCTCAGAGGAACATCGGAATGTTCAGGACGCCGGATCATGCGGTTGCCGAGTGCATCGAAAAGCACGGCGTCGCCATCGAACGGTCAGTCAGTTGGAAGACCACGGAAGGATGGGTATCGCGTGTCACGGTCGGCCCGTACCCGGATTGGAAGACGGCGAACGTCGAAGCCTATCAGTCGGCATTCGCGATGGGCATGCCCTTCCCGAAGATCCGCAAGCACTGGTGGGAGTTCTGGAAGACGGAGTATAGCGCGGAGGAGGAAGAAGCCATCCGCGAGGCGTGGAATCTGTTCACGGAGAACCAGTGATGACGTGGCGGGACATCGAGACAGCGCCGGAGGAAGGCAGGGAAATCGAATGCTGGAACCCCGTGACCGGCGTCTACAGGACAAAGCGAGGGGGCGATGAGTACCCTTTCCGCAACTGGATATACGAGGGCAGCATCCACTATCCAAGGCCGCGAAAATGGCGGTACGTAGGGCAGGAAAAGTTGCGCAAATCGGCGGATTCTGCTATAAAGTGAGGGCAAGTCCAATGGTCTTGCCACGAGATCGCGAGCGGCGTGGAAAGCAGACACGCACGAAAAAGCAGCACCGGATAGTGGTCGGGTCGGCGTCAGGGAAACCAAGTCGGCGGAGGACGCTCCTCGGAAGGCCGGTTAGCGGGAGTAGCGCCCCGCCTCGCGACACTTAGGAGACAGGCCATGTGCCTTGAGATGAAACACGGAGACGCGGGAAGCGCGGGTTAGGTGACGTCAACCGGCCCGTTTTCAGGGGTGCGAATGGCGTTAAACCCATGCCCCGCAACGGTTTAAGCCTGACGTCGGAAGTGAGGAAGTGCAGCCCGCCATATCGGCAATCTTGGCTATCACGCGGAAGCCTGAGGGGCCTTGTCACCAAGCAAGGACTGCCTGAATTTTCTAGCATGCAGGCCGGTGGCGATCAAGGAATCGGGTTAGGAATACATGGGTGTGGCAAGAAATGCGCACACCAGCCGCCGGGTAAGGCGCGTTGCCCCCGGCGGGAAAATCAGGGAGCCGTCATCTTCGGATGACGGCTTCTTTTGTGGTTGACAGTCAGCGCCGGAGGTCCTTTTCCTTCGAGCCGCGCGAGGACCCGAATTCAAACTGGAACGCATCCCCGATCATCTTGAGGATCGCCCCGATGGCCATGTTGAAGATAGCCAGGATTTCGCCGGGCAGATCGAGCCGCGACTGATAGATCGCCCATACGATTGCGCAGAGGCACCCGAAGGCAAGCGTGAGCATGATGTCGGCGCGGTAGTTGTGATACCCGGCTTGCCGCATCTTCACGTCGCGGTCGCGGGCGTTTTGCCGGTCAGCCAGATAGGCTTTCTCCAACTCTGCGTCGAGCGATGCCATTCTGTTCTGGAACCGCAGCACCGCCTCCGGATCGGCTTTCACCGCCTCCACGGCCTTCTGGGGATCGGCTTCGCCCGTCACAGCCTTGGCAACATCGACGACCTTCTCGGCCACGTCGGCCGCATTGTCTCCGGCGAAATGACGGACGATGCCCGGCGCGAATTCCGAGACCAACGTCATGGCGAGCGGGATCAGCGGGAAAGCTACCATGGTTCAATACTTCCAGACTGCGGGCCGCGCTGCATACGCGTGGCCGATGTCGATATGGATGAAGGTCTGGGCGACACCGATGCCCATGTCCATGCCGAGGCTTCTCTCGGCAAGGGCTGCCTCGATGATCTCGAAACCCTCCATGCCGTTGGAAATGGCAAAGTCCACCGCCAGCCCCTGATTGTGTGCGCCGGGGTTTGCCTTCTTTCGTTCCTCGGGATGCGACCGGTCACGCCAGCCGGAGGTCACCTTGAGCGGCCTTTCAAGCCGGGTGCGGATCCGCTGGAAAAACTCCATCGCCTCGGGCTGCATGTGACAGCCGCCGGTATGCGAGCAGGCGAATTCACTCTCGGAGAAATTCGGGTATTTCGACCAGTCCATTTCAGGCCTCCTTGGTCTCTTGGCAAAAGGTGGTGATCTGCGTTTCAACGTCGGGGAACTCGTGCCATCCCATCGACCGGGCGAGCGGCATCAGGGTCATGGCAATCAGGCGGCACTGCCCTTCCGTGCTGACCGGCCCGGAACCGACGGCAACGCAATCCGTCGTGTTGAGGACACAGATCAGCAGGATGGCAGAAAGCATCACTTCTCCCCGAGCCGGGCGCGCAGTTCGGCCTTCTCGCGCTCACAATCGGTCTGGCAGTGAATCAGCGCATCGCGCAGTTCTTTCACTTCGCCGCGCAGCCACTGCATCGTTTCCATGATGCCGTTCCTGGTATCGGGCTTGTCCTTGGCCTGCTTGCCAATGCGATGCAGGAGCCAGAGGACGACAGGACCGACTACAGCCGTGACGAGTGCGACTTGTACGTCTGGCGCGATTTCCATTCCGGACCTCCGTATGCAGGGACATATCGCGTTGCCCATATCGAACAGATCATGATTGCAGTGTATGTCGTGTCGCCGGTGGTGAAGGCCCCGGACGAGTAGAAGACCCCTGCCAGAACCATCCACCAGACAGATGAGGCGTAAGAGCCAATGAATTCGCACCATTGCCGAAGATAGGGCCCAAGATGGTCGCCGGGCAGGCCAGCTACCTGCATGGCTCCAACAGCAGCCGATGTGAGTGCCCAGACCCACGAAGGCATGATGTTTTCCATCGCCATGTGCGACTGGCTGGTGAAGACGATGTTGGGATTCAACGTCAGCGCAACCACCCATCCCAGGTGAAGGAGCGCGGAAACGAAATGGACCGTGTGCCGGTCGAGATAGAATTTCATGATTTCTTCGCCTTCTTCTTCAGCGCCTTGAATGCCTCGGTCTCGGCATCACCCTTGCGGATCGCCTCAACCTCTTTGACAAGCGCCTCAAGGTCACCCTTGGCGACCGCCGGCCGCTTCCATCGTTTCGCGCTCATGACTCACCTCATGCCCATTGTTCGACTGTCCCGTGGATCTGGATCGACTTCGTGTTCGCCGTCCTGATCCGGTAACGCATGTCTGTTCCGGAAGGCTGAGCGGAGATATCGATCTCGTTGTCCTCGTAAGCGATGGTCCCGTCGGCCAGCGTCTGGACAGCCACCAGCGTTGCCGTTGTCCATGTCGAGCCGTCATCCCGGCTGACATCGGCCAGCAAATCCGTGTTGATCGTGATGGCTTCCTGCGGGGCTGCCTGAACATGAATGCGGGCGATGTCCGGCTCGCTGTCCGCCGTGAAGGCTTCGGAGACGATGGTCATGTCGGAAATGACTTCGGCATAGATCGCCTGACAGAACCGGGAATAGTTCGACGCGGCGGTGTAGGTCTCGCCGGTACCGGTGGCGTCTCCCGAGTAGTAGGAAACGTCATGCGTTGCGTTGACGCGGTTCATGTTCGACGCGGAGTAGCTGCCGAGCCGATAGGTACCGGACCCGGGGATCGCATATGGCGTCGTCAGGTTGAACGTCTCCCACCCCGAACCGGTATGCGAGAAGGATTCGTCGTAGACTACGTCAATGTCGGTGGAAGAGTTTTCCAGTCCGATCTTGGCCTTTACCGTGACGGCGGAAGCGCTGTAGATCGCTACCTGAGAGACGGTCTTGCCATTGGTCAGCGAGAAGGTCCGGTCGAACATCGTAGTCCCGCCCGACCCCGAGACGCCCGGCGTCGTATGCCCGCCGTCCGACGTGCCGCCTCCGGTGAGGTTATGGTAATAATCGTTCGTCGCGTCGTAGTTCTGGTTCGTGGATGCGCTCGTATCCACGTCGGTTTCATCCTCGTAGGCATCGGCAATGCCGTCGCTCATGTTGAGCCGGTCTCTGGACAGTTCTGCCAGCAGGAGGAAGGCGAGCCGCATGTCGGTTTCAGTGGCGTTGGCAGGTGTGGCTGCCGTCCATGTAGAGCCGGAGAAGGTGAGCACCTGGCCGTCTGTGGGGGTAAGCGCCGCAATGGCCGTCAGGTCACTATCGAGGGGTTGAGCGCCAAGCCCGGTCAGCGTGGCCGCTGCCGTCCGGTTCACCCACCCCGTGCCGTCGTAATAAATCGTGTCTCCGCTTGCGACACCTGAAAACACGGCATCCAGAGACCCCTCGATGTTTGCAACGGTGGCCACCTCCAGAGCAGTTCCGGCGCTGTTCCATTTCACGACAGCATTTGCCACCGCCTCCGGAAACGTGATGCCCGTCAGCGTCGAGGAGATCGGCAGTTTAATCGACCGGTCGAGTTCCTCGGTCTGCTGCTGGTTGATCATCGTCAGCTTGTCGAGGGCGCGTTCATGCGCTTCCGCCGTGAAAGCATCGTTCTCGACGTAATCGGTTTCCTGCGTGATATCGACATACCGCAGGATAACGACACGCTCGCTGGCCGCCGGGGTGTAGTCCGTCGGTGTCGTCTTGACCGTGATCGAGCCGCCCGCCGGATCACCTGCCCCGGAGACCGTGTAATGCGTGTTCAGCGTCCACGTTGTCTCGACGCCGTCCACATCCCGGTGAACGACAAGCAGGTCGCTGTCATTCAGGAAGTAGAACGGGACCGCAAAGGTAACAGTGGACCCGTCCCCCGAGTAACTGGCCCGGGAGGTATCGCTGGAAACAGTCATGTCTGATCGTCCTAGTTTACGCCGAATGCGTCGTTGATGCCGTCCTCGGCTTTATCGAGAACATCGCGGAGATAGAGCAGGTTTTGGTACGGAATGAGCCGCCGAAGTGCGCGGGTGTCCTGCTCCTGCCAGTCACCGGCAAAGGCCGCGCCCGTGGTCTGCACGAAGTCCTGCGTCAG